AAAGGAATATTTTTATACAATCACATTACCTAGTGGAGAAGTGTTTGAAAAAGTACCAAAGGTTTTAGGAGATTATTTACACAAACAAGAACAGTTAACAGGAAAAGTAATCGGAACTTAAACCTTCGTATTATGACAGCAAAAGAGAAAGCAAAAGAATTAATAGGCAAGCACTATAAGCTTATAGATTGGGATACTAGAGCAATGCCTTTAATAAAAAGAAACGTGTCTATACATTGTTCATTAGTAGCAGTAAACGAAATACTTGAAATAATAAAATATCACGGAACAGATATAGGTAAACATTCTTTAATGTTTTGGTTAGAAGTTAAACAAGAATTAAAAAAATAACCTTCGTATTATGACAAGAAAAGAGATAGTTGCCAAATATAAAAAAGATAGAAGTATTAGAGATGATTATATTCTTGATGAAGATGAAGATTATCTTATTGATGAAATATTTAAACTACAATAATACGTTGGTCTATCCATTATAAAAAATATAATATTATGAATGAAAGATATTTAAAAGAATTACTTGTTACGAGAGAGCAAGAAATTAAAGACGGAAAGAACGCAGCAACAGCACAACCAATCTACGTAGTGTTGGACTTGCAAGAAAAATGTGCTTTCACTCACGATGAAATTAACAGCGACACTAATAGAGTAGGCAAAGAGCCAATTCAAGGATGGGTTGATAGTGATTATGATGATGAACCCGAATTTACAACATCTGAGGATGAAATGGAGAAAATGAAAAGCCCACAAGAAGTAACATCATTTTGGATTGATAGTATTGTAGCTTTTTTTATAACAAGAGAAGGTGCTGAAGATTATTTAAAATATCAAAAGCATAATTTAACAGAGCCTTATATTTATGTCTTCCATACGGGTTATGCAAATTTCCAAATGAATAATTTATTAAAAGGACATTAATACGTTCCTTAATCGGAACACAAAAAAAGAATATTATGGAAGGAATAGAGATAACAAACGAAGAAGAAAAGTTTTTTATTAGGCAATTTGCTGAAAAATCTGAAATGGAGCAGTACTTAAATAAATTACTTAATGATTGGAGGTTTGTCACAATAGAAGCACTTGAAGGAAGTAAGATAATAGTGAAAGTTATTAGTAGAAAAGCAAAAGGATTAAAATCAGTTTAAACGTTCCCCTAAATGGTATGGTGTGATACTTGCGGTAAAGAAATTAATAATTAATGAAAAGCTAAACAATGCACCTTTTGCAATGCTTGCTTTGTAGTATTGATGGAAGGTGTGTTTTTTAGCGGTTATTAAATTAAATTATTGATTAAACAAATAGGATTATGTACAAGGAATACGAGGTTACAAATTTTAAGGAGCTATGTGATTTAGTAAATGAAGGCAATGTAGATGTGTTAGCCGAGGATTTAAAGATATGGCTAAAATCATACAGTTCAACAATAGAATCAGTCAGGAAGGCGTACCCAAAAGAAACAAAAGACAAGAAAAATACTGAAATAGCAGAAGGCAGCTTTATTTGGGTAGACGATGGAAAGTCTGATATACTAGAAACCATTGTTGAATTTGAATAACAAGTAGTGATTAACGTTTAGTATAAGAGCCGTTTTAATGGCTTTTATACAGTGTTAGCATTAGTTTTTTAATAAAAAAAATAGATATGATGAAATTATACAAAGGAGATTGCTTGATTGAAAGCGATAAAATTGAAAGTGGTAGTGTTGATTTAATATTGACAGATTTACCTTATGGGAATATGAATACTGATGGAGGAAGAAAACTTGGAATTAACGGTTGGGACTTAGCAATTGATCCTAAAAAAGTTTATGAGATTGCAAACCGTATATTAAGAAAAAACGGTAAAATGATTTTATTTAGCCAAGAACCTTATACAACTAAATTAATAACAGAGCAAGCCGCAAACATACCTTTTAATTATAGAGCGACTTGGGAAAAAGACAATTTTGCAGTTGCATTAGGTGCAGCGGTTAATATGGTTTCTTTTACAGAGGATATTTTAATATTTAGTAAAAGCGAAGACACGACCACCAACCCAATAAAAGAATACACGAACAAAATTAGAGCGTTTATAAATAAAAAGAATTATGATATTTATGATGATTTTAAAAATGCTGGGTTTAAAAAGTATGCTATATTAGATACGTTTAATAGTGATAAAGCAAGACGATATAATTTTCATACATTAGAAACTTACAACAATTTAATAGAACTTTATGCTATTGATAAAATGGAAGGATTTAAAACTTTTGAAGATGCTTTTAAAATATACAGAGACTTTGAAGATGCAACATTAAGCACCTTTAACTTATGGGAAGGTAAAAAATACAAAAGCAATATTCTTAAATACAAAAAAGATTATAACGGACACCACCCAACGCAAAAACCTGTATTGTTATTAGAAGATTTGATAAAGACTTTTAGCAATGAAAATGATTTGGTTGTAGATTTAACAATGGGAAGCGGAAGTACTGGAGTTGCTTGTAAGAATACAAATAGAAGTTTTACAGGAATAGAAATGAATGAGGAGTATTTTGCAATTGCGGAAAACAGGATAGACCAAGCAAAGTATGATGAGTATTATGATAGTAAGTTTTAATTAATGCTAATGTATAAGGCTAAACCCACGTTTTAATGGGGTTTAGGATATGTTAGGTTTAGTTTAATAATATAAAAAATATAGATATGGGATTGCAAGAAATACAAGATGAATTAGAAAACACAAGGGATGAAAAACTTGATGAAGTAATAGATTACTTTGTTAAAAATCCAATAGCAATTAATGTTTCTGATATACAGAGATATTTTAAAGTTGGTTGGTATAGAGCAAACAGAATAATAAGGCAAATTGATAGGGGTATGTAATTAAACCTAATGTGTTTGTATTACACCGTTTTTGGTGTTGATGTTGCGTAGTTCTTTTAACGAAGTTCAGCAACGGCAAATATGTTTAATACATGATATTATGAACTGTTTACTAATTAAAATAACAATATGACAAAAAGTGAGTTAATAGATAAGTTGAAATTAATACTTAAGCACCATACGCATAACATTACAGATGATAAACTTAATCAATGGGAAGTAGTTGAACATTCGGATATTGATGATTTAATAAAAGAAGCTGAAGATGAATTAAGAGTAAAAACAAAGGATTGCGAAGAATGGGTTCATGAAAGGTGCAGTTGCGTTGAGTTTTGTAATTATGGCATACAATGCCTTAACTAAACCATTGTTTTAATATGGCTTTAGTGGGTATTATGAAACGTTTTATTAATAATAATTTAAAATAAAAGAAAATGGAAACACCAAAACACTACGACAACACAAAAGGCACGCTTTATAAAGTTGCAGAGCAAAGAGGCTGGAATAGTTATTTGTTTGAAGTTGTAAAAAGAATTGAAAGAGCTGAGAAGAAAGGCGAATTTATAAGCGATGTTGAAAAATCTATTATTGTGTTAGAGTTGTATTTAAAAGAACAAGGGCATAAATTTAAAGGAGAAACAGAACCTTTAAATAAATAAAAGTATTAACGTTATTAAATTGTGGTTAGATGAAACCAAATAAAGAATCACTAATAGCTAAGATGCTAACTAAGGCTATATTTCAATCATCTTCATTTGACAAGGATGATTTAACAAGATTAATAACTAGAGAACTAAAGAAATTGACGATATGAGCGATATTTCAAAATGTAATAACCAAAATTGTACATTAAGAAAAACGTGCTACAGGTTTACAGCTTATGCTAATAAACATTGGCAGGCTTACGGAGCATTTAAACAAGTAGACGGTAAATGTGATTATTATTGGGAAGTTAAAAAAGAGAAGAAATGAGAGAAAAGATATTAGCAGAGTACAACAACAACAGAACGCAATGGATGTTGATACACGAATGTAAGAACGATAAGGATGTATTGTTTAAGATGATGGAGCTTTATGCTGCTCATAAATTAGTAATGAGTAAGTATGATAATTGAGATAATTGTAAGCGATCCAGGCGATGAGCAAGAGCCTATAGTAATTAATTTGTAAATTTGTATTTGATTAATTGTTAATTTGTATTAATGAAAGATAAGAGAAAAGATAACGGAGGTCATAGCACTAAAGCTGTTAAGCCAACAGATAAAAGACTTAACCCTGCTAAACAGTTATTAGAGAGGTATATCTCAGAGGAGTTTACTTATGATAAGGCTAATAAGCTATTTACTAAGCTGTATCAAGATGGAATGAATGGAGATGTTAAAAGTGCTACATTGTTTTTATCTTATACGTTAGGTAAGCCAAAAGAGACTAAAGATATACAGGTTAAGTTAGATAATGATTTTCCTGATTGGTTAGATGAGTAAATAGAGAAATTATGGAAACAATAACATTTTTAAAAAATAAAGAATTAATTACAGAGGATTTTAATATTTTTGTAATTCAAGGGCATTTTGGTAAATATCCTCTTAATGATTTATTAGAGGAGTTTGCGAGAAAAAAAGTTTTAGAGTTTGCAAAAGAATTAGATTTATCAGAGAGTGGTGGTAGAGTATTTTCTTTTAGGTCGTGGGCAGAGGATTTTAATAATAAATGAGTAAAGCAAACCCTAATTTTACTTTTCTAAAAGAGAATGTACCTAAGCAGAGGATAACACTACTCCAGGGAGGAACTAGAAGTGGGAAAACTTTTAGCACTATCTATTATTTTATATGGCTGTGTAACAATTACTCCGGACTAGAGATAGATATTGTAAGAGATACTTTTACAGCTCTTAAATCGACTGTATGGAAGGATTTCAAACAGGTATTAGTTAAGCATAACCTTTATAATCCTAACAATCATAACAAAACAGATAAGTTTTATAATCTTAATGGTAATATTATATCTTATTATGGTGCAGATGATCCTGGTAAGATTCACGGTAGAGCAAGAGATTTTCTATGGCTAAATGAGGCTAACCAATTGGATGAGGAAACAATAGATCAACTATTTCCTAGAACTAGGCATAAGATTATAGCAGATTATAACCCTGCAATGCCTACAGAGCATTGGTTAGATGATTACATAGCACAATATCCTCCCTGTATAACTACTTACTTAGACAATCCACACTTAACTACAGAGCAAGTAAGGGATATTGAGAGTAAAAAGAGTAACGAGTATTGGTGGAGCATCTACGGAACAGGCCAAAGGACTAAACCAACGGGAGTAATATTTAGTAATTGGGAGGTAGGAGAGTTTGATACATCACTACCTTCAATCTATGGTATGGATTTTGGTTATGTTAATGATGAAACTACTTTAGTTAAGATAGCAGTAGATAAACGAAACCTATACACAGAGGAGTTATTGTATGAGAAAGCACTAAGTACGGATGAAATAGTTAATAGGTTGGGTAGAATATTAGATAAGTCTGATTTAATTGTAGCTGATAATGCAGAGCCTAGATTAATAGCAGAGATAAGAGCTAAGGGTTTTAATATTGTTGCGTGTACTAAAGGGCCGGATAGTATTAGGTTGGGATTAGTTAAGATGATGGATTATAAAATAGTAGTTACTCCTGAGAGTAGAAACATACAAAAGGAATTATCTAACTATATTTGGAATGATAAGAAAAGCAATACTCCTAAATCTAATGGTTACGATCATTTAATAGATGCTTTAAGATATGCTTTTGATGAATTGGTAGAAGATAACCAATTTTATTTTAGTTAAATTTGTAACTTTGTAAGATATTAATATAAAATATGGGATTATTCGATACTTTTTTCAAGGGTAAGGTAGCATTAACACAACAAAACAGAGATTTGATTTATAAATTGTTTGGTTCTTTCGGAGCTAATCAGTTAGGCACAACAGATACTGCATCTTTATCAGAAGGATATGAGGCTAATGTTGATGTTTATTCTGTTATAAAAAAGATTACAGATACTTATAAAGCTGTTCCTGTTATAGTAGAAAGAAAGGTAGGAGATGAATGGGAGTTATTCGAAAATAGTACTATACAAGAGTTGATGGATAATCCTAATCCTGGCAAGGGTTATACTTGGGATGATGTAGAAGAAATGATAGCTACTTATTTATTAGCTACAGGTAACAGTTATTTAGTTGGTCAAGATGGATTAACAAGTAGAATAGATGAGGTAGATGTATTACCTACTAACTCTATATCTATTATTTCGAATAATGATTTCTTTATGCCTAATGTAAACTATCAATTTAAACTTAATTCTCAGGTTAGAGGTTTTGAGTCTGAGGAAATAGAACACGTTAGGTTTTTCAATCCTTTGTTTAATTCAGTAGAGGATAGCTTTAAAGGCTTATCTCCTATTCAAGTAGCTGCTAGAGTTGTTCAAGTTGGTAATGATCGTTGGGATGCTGATGCTAATTTACTACAGAATAGAGGAGCTATAGGTATGTTAACAGATAAAAGTAATAGACCTATGACACCGGAGGAGTCTGCTAAGGTTCAAAGCTCTTTTGATTCTAGAACTACAGGTACACACAACTACGGTAAAGTTAAAGTAACTAATAAGGATTTGAACTATATCCAAATGGCTATGAGTAGTACAGACTTACAGATACTAGAGAAAGGTGTAGTTAACCTTAGAGCTATTTGTTCTGTTTACGGTGTTGATTCAGCTTTATTTAATGATCCTGCTAATCAGACATACAACAACAGGAAAGAGGCAGAGAAAGCACTTTACACTAATGCTATTATACCTTTAGCTGAGAAGATAAGCCAAAAGCATACAAGTTTCATAGCTAAGAATCACTATCCTAATGGAGATGTAAGAATGAGAAAAGACTTTTCAAGTATTGAGGCACTACAAACTGATAAGAAAGAGGAAGCAGAAAAGGATAGCATAGTAATGAATGGCGTTAGTACTGTGTTAATGATGCCTATAAGCTCAGAGGCTAAAGCAGAACTACTAAAAGATACTTATGGGTTTACTGATGAAATGGCAGCGTTGATATCTACTCCTAATGAAATAGAAAATAATTCGTAATTTTGTAATAATGAAAGACTTTAAAAAATATCAAGTTAAGAAAGCTGATTTATCTGTTAAGGATGTAGATATTAAAACTAGACGTGTACAGGTTATGCTATCTGCTTTTGATAATATAGATTCTGATGGGGATGTTATCCGTAAAGGAGCTTTCGCTAAGTCTATAATGGAGAGAGGTTTTGAAAGCACATCTAATAGAAAGATAGCTTTCCTTAGGCATCATGATTGGGAGCATCAGATAGGTAAGTTTGTGAAGATGGAGGAAACTCACGATGGCCTAGTAGCTATTGGAGAGCTTGGTAGAAGTACTAAAGGCGAGGATGCAATGTTAGACTATCAAGATGGCATCATTAAAGAGCATAGCATAGGCTTTAATTACGTTGAAGATAAAATGACAATGGTACAGGATGGAATATGGGACATTAAAGAGGTAATTCTTTGGGAAGGTTCAGCGGTTACATTTGGAGCTAACAGCCTTACACCTACATTAGACGTTAGTAAAGGTAATAGAGTAGAGCTTTTAGATAAGTTAAATGCTAAAATGGCATCTTTACTAAGTGCTATTAAGAACGGTAAAGGAACAGACGAAAGATTATACGAAATAGAGATGGGCTTAAAGGTCTGCCAACAACAATATAATTCACTTATAACTAAAGAGCCAACTGTTATAGTTACTCCGAAAGATGAGCCGAATAGATTAAACGAACAAAAACAATTTTACTTAAATTTATTAAAAAAATAACATGAAAACATTTACTTTATTTTTAGATAGTAAGTCTATTACGGCTGAACAACTAAAAGAAAAATCTGCTGAGGATTTAGCAGGATTGTACAACGAGTACAACGAATTAAAATCAACTGAATTAACTACAGCTATTGAAGCAAAAGCAACTAAAGAGGATATTGATTCTTTGAAAGCTGAGATTGTTGCAGGTCAAGTTGATCAAGTGAAAGCTCTTAACGAAACTTTGAAAGCTCACGGTGTAGCTATTAAAAAGTTATCTGAAAAAGGTGCTAACGAAGTAGGATTGATTTCTACAGTAGGTGGTTCTCTAGCTGAAAAGAAAGATGAATTAGCTGCTCTTAAAGGAGATGCAGGTAAGAAATTATCTTTGAAAGTTGTAGGAACAATGACAGGAGCTAATGTATCAGGTGGTAATGTACCGGTTGAGCAAAGATTACCTGGATTTGATGTTATCCCTAGCCGTAGAGTTAGACTTATGGATATCGTTTCTAGAGGTACTGCTGATTCTAACATTATATCTTGGGTTTCTCAAGCTAATAAAGATGGTGCTGCTGCTCAAACAGGAGAAGGTTTAGCTAAGAATCAAATTGATTTTGATTTAGTAGTTAATTCTGAGTCACTTAAAAAGACTACTGCTTACATTAAGATATCAGAAGAAATGTTAACTGATATCTCTTTTATAGAGGCTGAGATTAACAATGAGATGATGAGAGAAATCTTAAAAGCTGTTGAGAATCAAGTTTATCAAGGAGATGGTACAGGTAATAACCTTAACGGTATTCTTACACAAGCTACAGCTTTCGCTCCAGGATCATTTGCTACAGGTTCAGCTAATGAGATTGATAACGCTAATGCTGCTGATGTATTAACTGTTGCTGCTAATCAAATTAAACTTGCTGAGCATGATGCTCCTAACTACATCTTAATGAATCCTACAGATGTTGCTGCTTTGAAAACTATTAAAGCTAGTGCAACTGATAAGAGATATGTTGACCGTTTAGCTATGGTTGCAGGAGATATGAGTTTAGATGGTATTTCTATCTTAGAAACTACTTTAGTAACTGTTGGAACTTACTTAATCGGAGATTTCAGAATGGCTACAGTATTTGATAAAGGTATGGTAGATATCAAGGTAGGATATGAAAACGATGATTTTACTAAAAATCTTGTTACTATCTTAGCTGAGTGGAGAGGATTAAACATCATCAAAACAAATCAAACTACTGCTTTCGTTACAGGTGTATTTGCAACTGATGCAGCATCTATGGAAACTGCTTAATCTAAGCATTAAATAATAATTAAGCCTTACCATTAACTTGGTAGGGCTTTTTTTTTGTAACTTTGTTTTATTATGGCAAAGAGAACAAATAACAAAGAAGCTAAACCTATTGTAGTAGAGAAGCCTAAGACTATAGATTGGGATTCATTAGGTAAGGCTGTTAAGGTTGTAGCATTAGATGATAAGCATTTAATTAGTGGAGATACTTATACAGTTACTCCTGAGATAGCTAAGATTTTAATAGAAAACAAAAGAGCAAAACTTAAATAATGGCAAATATATTAGCTCCTGATGATTTTGGTAGTGGAGAGTACAAAGTCCCTCAAAACTGCTTTGACCAAATACAGCCTTACATTGATAAATACGAGAAGCATTATCTTTTAAGATTGTTGGGTGCTGATTTATATGATTTATTTATAGCTGATTTAGTTTCCGGTGTACCTCAAGATGCTATCTATCTATCTATTTTTGATGAGTTCAGAGTTGACGAGACAGGATGTATTAGAATCTCTGAGGGGATGAAAATATTACTGATACAATTCTGTTACTTTCACATCATTAGAGACTTAGGAGTAAAGAAAGGCATAGGAGGAGTAGGTAAGTATAAAGATGAGGTAGCTACTACAGGTTATAATGGTTTTAATATTGCTGAGGCTTATAACGAAGGTGTTGATAATTGGTTCAATATACAATGGTTTATTTGTGAGAATAGTACAGATTACCCTGATTTTAACGGAGAGAGTATAAGATACATGAGTGGGATATGAGGACTGAGTTATTATTAGATAATGTAGATGCCTCTGTACAGCAGATAGGAGCTTATCAAGTTGATTGTGGTCAGGATATGCGATGGCTAATGACTATTAAAAGCACAGGATTAGAAGGTACTCCTAAAATCTATGTAGAGGAATCTAATAATAATACTGATTGGACTGCATTGGATAACAATGATCCTGGAGGTATCTTAGATTACTTCCTAATGGATGACCCTTTAATAATGATTAGAGATTCTTATTTTATGGGTAAATCTATAAGGATTAGAGTAGAGCCTGAGGATAATACTACAGGAACTATACACGCTGATTTAGTAGCTAAAACAAAATCTAATTAATGGCTAAGAGTTACGATTTAAGGAGAGAGGTACAGGTAGCTAATATGCAGACCTTAATAGAGGCTGTTAATCTAGTAGATAGACCTGAGTTAGCAGATAATGTTATAACTAATAATATACCTGCATCCTTAACTGAGGTAACTTTAGTTGTATCTAATGTACTAAGGAAAGAAGTGACAATACAAAACAACTCTAACGGGGTTCTTTATGTAATAAGAGGAGGCGGTGTTACTGCTACTAATTACAATTGGAAACTAAAGAGAGGCGATCATTTAACTATAGATGATTTTAGAGGAGATATTAAAGGAATTTTTACCAATGCAACAGGGTTTGCAATGGTAAGCGAAAGTTATTACACATAATTAAATAAAGGAAAATGAGTCAAGTACAAAGTTGTGGAGATGATGTTCTCTTAGAATTAGAATCAGTAGACACAAGAATAGAAACATTAAATATTAATGGATCAAAAGAAGCAAAGCAAGATGCTGCTAACCTTTTATTAGCTAATATTAAAACTAATACAGATGGTTTAGGTTTAGGAGATACAGGAGCTGCATCAAGTGTAGGAATATCTGCTACATCAGTTACTCTAATATCTGCTAATATTGACCGTAAAGAGGTTGTTATTCGTAACGATACTAATCAAGATTTATTTATAGCACATGGAGCTACAGCTACATTATCAAGTGCAGTTAGATTAAAGAAAAACGATACTTATATTGAAGATAAATATACAGGTATTATTACTGGTATTTGGACAAGTGCAGCAGGCGGTGGTAATGCTCAGGTAACAGAGATAGATAAAGCTTAATTAATGACTCGAATAATACAAGATATAACCAATGTAGTAACTACTGGTGCAGTATTATTTTACAAACTCTTTGAGATAACATTAACAGGCAATGTTAATTATTTAAACGTACCTAACATTGAAAACTACAATAAAATTGAAGTAAATTCTACAAAGAAAGTTGACATTAAAGGTTTGCTTTCTGATAATGTTCCCGATGGGTTTACAATCGCTGTTCATAATGTAAGTACACACGAACATAAGTATAAGAAGAACCAAAACGCTGCTCCTGCTACATACAGATTTGATTCAGCGGATATAAAAGTCAAAAAGAAAACATTTATTTGGTGGACTTGGAATTCAAATGACAACAGATGGAATGCACAAAATAATCACTGATGGGAAAAAGACTATACAAAGAACCT